ATCCCGACATAATCTGGTTCATGATGTCGTTTGTGTCCATCCACGGCTTCAATACACTCAAAGCGTACTGCTGCCACGGGACCGAGTGAAGACCCATCAAAACGAATGGCCTCTTGCGGTGGTAGTAGGGGTTGGGCTCATCGTATAGGGTCACTTTGTTCGAACGAATCACAAGCCTCCCACGAGGATAGAGCTTCTCTTCTGGTTTAACCCAGTATCCCCACGGTGCGCTGTTTGGGCTCTTTCCATCCCCAGGCCCCATCCATAATGTGTTGCGGCTTTCATTGATCGAATCGTCGTTCATCCAGAACTCGACTACTTCTGCCTCTGGATACTTGCTTCTCGCGCTCGACGCCTCAGACCCTCCCATAATACGTTTCCAGCCGGAATTCAACTGCTCAAACAATTGCGGCATGACCGTTGGAGGAACCTGTGGCTCAACACCGTAGGTGCTGTAATCTTCCTGCGGACGAACGTGCTTGCCCATATTCGGATAGGCTCTCTTGATCCAGTCGAGCGTCTCCCGGCGCCGGTAGATCACCATCTCGTCTTCTTGAAGATCATGAGGTCTTGTAGGCCCAAGCCGCATCAGGGCCTTGGGGTTCAAATGCTTCATGGAGATGTCGGCGTCACACGCATCCCCGCTCGTCCCTCTGGCAAACCGATTCCAGTAGAGGAGGACCGGCGAAGTCGTGAACATTCCGAACATTGTCCAGAACGCAAGCGTTTGATTGAATTTGTCCCTGCGAGCCCAACCCTTGACCATCGCATTCAGAATCTTTGCGGTCTTCGAATAATCACCAGCAAACCCAACTTCCGAGATATGGAAGATCGGCCTTACATCGGTGAGCAGTCCTATCGTCTCCCAAAAATTCGAGAGAACCTCGTTCGACACCGGCTTTGGCCTGTAATTGGGGAGTTTCTCGCGCCATTGGATTCCGGCCAGATAATCGATAGCCTCATCCATTGCCTTCAGTTCTGGAGTGGTCTTTTGGCGCGCAATTCCCTCGCTGAAACAGCCGTCAAGGAAATCGGCCATCTTGGAATAATATTCCAACAGATAGCGGTCTTCTACTTCAGGAGTCTTAGGAATGGGAGCTTGAAAGTCTGCCATGTCGTTTTAATCGTATCTCTCAACAGTTCAGTTTGCTACGAAAATCAGAGCCAGTTGTTCTCAACCACATGCTTGATTACGCGCTCTGCCCACAACTTTGCGGTCTCCCCCTGGTCGCGGGCCTTCTCGACTACGGCACCGTAAAGACTTCCCAAGTTGATTAGTACGGCCCCCGGATTGCGCCCCTCGTAAATCGCAACGTCCTTCTTCGCTTCATCTGCAATCAACTTGGCGGTTTCAAGTTCCATCGAGAGGTTGTAGACCAACCCAAACAACTCAGATGCGCTTTCAGGCCGCTTTCCCAATAGTTCCTTCATCCGTTGGAGATCCGCTTCGGGAACGATCACTACCTCCCCCTCAGCCAGCATTTGAATCAATCCAGAGACCGTTGCGTTTCCCCTGTCTCCAAACTTAGCTTCAAACTTTGTCTTCGCGGTCGGCGGTACAACCACTTCCATCTTGACGTGGTTCGGCTGGACCATCACTGGCGGCTTAGACTCTTCGTACTTCACTTGCGGGTTCAATCCAAGGAACGCTGCGGTGTCGTTCCATGAATGGCTACTGTTGGCCGAGCACACTAGCTTGCGATGTTCGGCGTTGACCTGTGCTCCGCATTGCGGGCAGGCATAACGGGTTTTTACGATTGGCACTTTCTTTCCCTCCTCATTCCAAATTTTAGAATTAGTGTTTCGTCGTTTTGTGATAAGGGCAGCGGCAATGAAATCCCAATCGACAACTGCAATCTGGTTCGGCGTAGAGATCGAGGATTCTCTCCTGTTCCGCAACCTTGCCTTTCACTTTGTCAGACCAATCTTTATCCACACATCTTTCAAGATCGGATACCGTGATGTTCCGGTAGTAGTAGTTTCCATCCCGCATACGGATTCCACCCTTGACGCAGATGCACCACTGAGCGGAGCAGCCTAAATCGTTAGGGTTCTCCCTAAAGCCAGTAAATTCCTTCCAAGTCACTTCGCCGGGGCCATTGCCTTGGAAGTAGTTCTTCCAATCGGTTTGCTTGCAGGTTCTCCAAAATCCACGTAGCCGGTAGAGCATTAAACCGAACCAGCCAACCTCAACTTCTTCGCCGTCATGATAAATCACAGATGCTTCCATATTTCCTCCTCACTGGTATTTCCAAGCCTCCGCATCGTTCATCACTTCTTCGCCGTCATGCCGCGACTCGTATTCCGCTACGCTTTCGGCATTAATCAATTCAGTAGGAATGCCTTCCTCAAACATCTGCTGCTGTGTGCCAGGGCGATCATGAATCGGACTAAATCGACTATTCTGAAAGTCTGATGGCACTCGAACAGTCTTCTCAACCAACTCACCCTTTTCATTTCTCCGCTTCAAAACCAAATCCGCCATCGCTCCGTGTTCGTTGACGATGTAGGAGCCGATCATCCTCTTTGAAAACTTCTCGGCCTCGAATGGAGAGCTTGATCGGTACTGCTCAACTTGAACAGGCATTCCCTCGAATATGACCCTCTTGTAGACGATGTAATTGTTTTCGTCCTTCTTGCCTTCTACTGGCCGTTGTCGCCGCTCTTCGAACTCACCTTCATGGCCGCAGTAAAGAGCGATTATAAATGCCATCACAATATCGTCATGGGCACCTTCTCCCTCCGCGCCATCCTCAGTGAAGTCTCTCAACTCATCGATCAAATACTTGTTACGGATGAGCACCTGATTGTCGAGCATCATCTTCGACATGTGCGCTATCAGAGTCCGCTTAGATTTGTAGTCGGTCCACCATCCAACGATGTCAGTCATGAAGTGCTTGAGGCGGTCCATGCGCTTGAACCGATAAATGTTTTCGTATTCGTAGTCACGCATCAGACGAGTGTTGGTTGCCATGCCAAAGGAATTGACTTCGACAGCCGCAAGAGCTTCGTTGTAGTACCAGCAAAGAGCAAGCACAATGTCTGTAAGGTTGTACGGGTCCATGTACCCATGCCAACTTGCAACCTGTTCATCGAGTTGATGGCCGTCACCGATCTTGATTACTTCACAGCAGGAATAATCCGCACCTTTCTGCCCTAAAGCAACATCGGCGGATACGACGTATCTAGCCCCTGGAATCCGCTTCTCCCACATGTGCAAGCGGTTTTCGTTCTCCGGGTATGACGCCTTTTTAACAAGTCCAAGCAATTCCCCTTTATCGTCACGCGGATTTATTTCCGTCATGTGGAGATGCGGCAACCACTGAGTAAAATCAAAACTGATTTCTCCAATCCATCTTGGTTCTTCAGTCAATTTGCTGTAGCGGTTGATGACCCCTCTAGGAATTGCGGAGATGATTGCGTTTTGGAATGACACTTCAGCGGTGACCGGATACTCTTGGTCGAAAATCATATCGTCGCCGTCAGTGGCGATGAATTCCTCCTTCGTCTTTCGCATCCAGTTGATCGTTTCATTCGATATAGTGATGCCATCTTTCTTCTTTATCTGCTCAACCATATCTTTCTCTTCGAGAGTCAGTGTAAATGCTTCTCCCTTTGGGATTGGTAGTGAGTAGGTCTTCGGTCTCCGATAGAACGGAATGAAGATCGGATGCCAATCAACCGATCCAGCCTCTGCGCGTCTCCACAGGTTATGCCACGCATCGTTACGTCCATTGGCCGTTGATCCCATGACGTAGAATCCGTCTTTAGCAAGAAAGGTACGAATGAGCGACTTTGAAAGCTGTGACGAATCCTTCCAGTGAGCCAACTCGTCCAGCATCGCGCATCGAAAACCCTTACCTCGACCAACACCTGAAGGTCTGTTGGCATTGTCTGCGTACACCCAGTTCTTCAATCCTGGGCGGCTTGTTCTTAAATTTTCATCTGGCTCGTCAAAGCAGTACACCTTTCCATTCTCGTGCTTCATGACTCTTGGCTGCATCCACCACGGCAGGAATGAGAAAGCGGACTCGTACATCTCCATGTTGTACTTTGCGCCGTCTTCATCCTGAGACACAAAAACTGTGTTGGTGTGCTTATACCGAATTACTGTCTTGTGAAGGAACTCGCCAACCATATAGGTCGTGTATCCCATGCGGCGAGCTTTATCGACAATTGCACGAACACGCCCATACTTCTTCTCCAGTTTTCTCAATTCATCATGGAGAATTTCTTGGCTGTCAAAAAATGGGTAGAGACCTTGGAAGCCTTTGTCTTCAGTTCGGACGGCGTAGTAGTTAGAGAGAAAATATCGAGTGTCAATCTGGGAGTGGTAGCAT